ACGAACAGCGATGTTCTGCGGACCGAAAGACGGAGAGAGCTTTGTCCTCCCTGGCGTCAAATAGCACGTCAGGGGGGAAGGGGTACTTCCTGATGAGTGAAGCTAACTGACAGCACAGCAGATGCCTAGCTGGCGACGTGTACTCTGTCGTCGCAAGGCTGTCAGCCCAGGTCAAGAGACCTTCAAAGTCTCGCGCCTCAAGGAGTTCTATCCCTCGAGACGCTATTTCACCTGGGGAGTCCTGCAGCACAAGGAGAAGGAAACGCTGGTAATTACTCCAACTATCCTTCGCCAGTACCTTGTTGTGCTCAACGAGCCGTTCTAGTACTTTGGATTTCATCACGATTTCCTAAGTTATCCGAGAGTTCACACCCTCGGAGAATGACGATATACACGCACAGTAAAAGCGCGTACAGGAGAACTAACGTCGAGAACTGACGCAACTTAGTAATTCAGTTGCTGCAGCTTGACGTGAGTCTTTCCGGATGCCGACGAAAGGAAGGCACCCATGTCATTCAGTACGGCGTCGATGTCAGCCGAAGCAGCCCCTACAGGGATGGTGATCTGCACATCGCAGATCGCATCCCACGTAGTCGTAAGGGCCCCCGTAAGCGTAAGCGTACGGGTGAGCTTGGCACTAGTCCTTCCCACACCACTGAAGGTCGTAGTCGGCTTCGGAAGCACACGCGAAAGACGAATGTCATCTTTCACAGAAACCGTGTGCGCCGGGCCGTTATAACCAACGGAGTTCGCTGCGATAGTATCCGCAGAGAACGATTTTGCATTTACTGTCAAAGTCATCGGGAAGATCCCTAAGAAAACTACGTTGAGGAACCACCGACAGTGATCTCTCGGTTTCAAAACGAGAGAGCCTGCAGTTGCTGGATAACAAGAGCAACTGCGTCCGCCGCGCGGGTGTATTGTGTGAGACGAAAATCGTCTTTAAACACAAGACCTCCGCGCTGCATACGCTCGGTGATAATAGCACGGGACAGTCTTTTGTCGTGCATGTCTACACGGTCGTTGTACGACCCCGTCCGAACCACTACCGAAGGATTAACACCTGTATAGCCCGTAAAGTACCCCGAATTCCAGAGTTCATCACGGACCGTGTAGGTACCACCCAACGGCACTAGGTTCACCCTCGGCACATTAGCATAGATCAAATCACCTAAGTTAACGAACCAGTCTACGACAAAGGACATTTTGGTCAACTCCCAGGGAACCGCTACAACGTTATGGAACGTAAGTCCCACTTCGTCGAACGGATTCCTGCGATAGCTGTCCCAGAAACTAGCTTTGATCGACACCGTTTCGGTGTTAACCCTAACCCAGTTCCATGTCCAGTAGGCTTCAGTAAGGGAAACCGGCTTCACAACGTAAGCACTAACACTCCCGTGAGAACGGGAAGCGTGCCACGTCGGAGGACGGTTCCAACCTTTCTGGAGGACGTCTACAGCTGTCCGAATATCCGCCATAAGAGGAGAAATCCCATAGCGGAAACGCAGATACTCACTCGACGCTAAAACCAACATTGCGTTGATCTCGCGTCTGGCGATCTTTTCAAGACGCATCCCAGCTTTGAATCTTCTAAAGCTAGGGTACTTCTTGCGCAACCTCTGAAGTTCACGATAAGACGTCGTACGGCGAAAAGTCTCCGTATAACGTCGAACGTTCTCCAGAGGCGAAACGAGCATACCGTACGTCTTGTCAAGCTCGGCTATTGATTCAACATAATTAGCCTTTCCTGCGCGACGGCCGG